TTTGCGCTCCCGTATAACAGAACGCTCGTTCCTGTACTTCTCATACACTGCCCCAAGCTCCGGGTCGTGTCTGGCAAGATAGCACAGAATGGCTGACTGAATCTCCTCAACAGAGATGACTTCCACATCACTATACCCTTTTATAATATCATCAAATACGTCAGCCGCGTATTTGATGGCATTGTTCTCCTTACGGTTCATCGCCCTCTCGGCAGAGTATATGGCGCTGATTATCCTCTCCGGCCTGAAATCATCAAGCCTTCCATCACGTTTAATAACTTTAAGTCTCATAAAATCTCCAGAACGAATATACACCACATCCCGCAGAGCAGGATGACAACCGCCCAGAACAGAACCTCTTTTATGTAATCCATGCGAACACCGACAGCAATATCACTGGAATTTCCATGAAAACAAACATAACAATGATAACACATATCATGGTGAAATCATCGGACGTCATCTGTGCTATCCTGTGCATCAGCAGACTCTTAAAAGTTTCCATAACTACAGTCCCTTCCTCCGGATAATAGATAAAAGATGAACATTGCAATGCCGACACATCTTCCGACAGAGAATCTCCCAGCCGCGCTCGGCTTCTGCATCGTCACCATCAACACTCTCAGGGCCGGACATCCCGCATGAGGGGCAGGCGACAGTACGCCCGCCCCCATCAGTATCGGCCAGATAGACATCGGGGCACCCGCAGTACGGACAGGAGTGCATTACTTCCGCAGCTCGTCCGTAGAGTCGAATACCGGCTTCCCAAATGCCTCAGCAGTGACACGCTGTACACAGCAGAACATGTCCTCCCTCCACCCCGGCAGAAACAGAAGCCCATCGCTGTCGCTCATTGTGGCGTAGTCCTCAGAGAGCCGGTACAGGGCGGCATCGTAATTGGCCGGCTTCAGCCCCCTGAAGCGGGTATTAGCGACCCTGTACCCCATATCGGTGAGTTCGTTATAAGCCTTGTCCCACTCAGTCTTTAACTGTTCGTACGTTTTCCCCGTCAAAGGCTGTATGATCATAACCTTCTTCATCACCCGTTCTCCAATCCCCCCGGCAGTATCCGCCAGATAAACCCCGGGGCATCCGCAGTACGGACAGGAGTGCACGACTAGCCCCAGCCGCTAAAGGCACATATGAGAATAAAGCGGGCGTAAAAGAAGCAGAGCCCAAAGAGCCCAAGCTGTCCCAGAGTAAATAAGAGAATATCAAGCATGTCAGACACGCGCATGGTTCCTGCCCCCTGTACTTAGAAAGGTCACTCCTCTTTCTTCTTCCAGTACCCACGGTAGAAGAGCCATGCCACGCACAAAAGGTCGAGCGCTTCATCCCTAGTGCTGTCTTCCCTCAGACTCTTACCGAGTGCCTGATACAGCTCCCCGTATTTCATCCCGATAACTCCCGCTCCATAATGAATACTGTCGGCAAAATCAGGGTGTTCCTTCTCCGCGGCCTTCAGCTCCTCATCTAATGCCGCCATGATATAAGGATTTATATCATTCTCCACCTGAATATCATCGCTCATCGTCATTCCCCTTTCTTCTTCCAGTCCCCCCGGCAGAGGCGCCAGACGACACAAAGCAGGTCAAACGCTTCAGCCATAATGCGCTCCTCCCCCTGCCCCTTATTTACAGCCTGACAGAGTTCCCCGTACTCCTCACCGATGACACCCACGCCTTGGTATATACCATCGGCGAAATTAGGATGTTTCTTCTCCGCCGTGGCAATGCGGCTTATGAGAGCGAAAAGCACTTTCCCATCATCAGTCAGACTTTCCTGCTTATCCTCATCGGTAATATTGATTATTATACGGCTATCCATCTTAACCCTCCTTACCTGTATCCCACATAGAGCACTCGGCACCGCAGGCGGCGTAACCGGCAATGTCCACCCAGGAATCCTCTTTCGCCTTACCGTTCCTGACCCTTGCCACTTTCAGCAGAATCATCATAGCGGCAACATCAGCAGAGCTCAGATTCACTGCGGTATAGTCTGTCCAGAGTCTCGCAATCAGAGCGAAACAATCTTCTGGTTCCCCGTACTGGCTATTGCGGTCTTTCATAACAATTTCATCAGCTGTATGAAGGCATTCGGCTCTGGTCATTATAAATCTCCTAATGGCTAAAGAGAGAAACTGTATAAGGTTCCGTATCCACATCGGAATAGGAACTCACAGAATCACCACGGATACGGGCCCAACATTTCGGACACCGGTAGTCATTGGTTGGCTTTCCACAGTCATGACATTTGCGGGTGTAAACGGAACTGCCGTTGTGACGGAACCGCTTCCTGCCTTCCTGCCCGTCCCACTCTTCATCGTAATAGTACCTGTAGTAACTACTTTTCGACTTCATAACGAATCCCCGGAGTATCATTTGTCATATTCAAGACGGATACCCGGAGAGGCTTTGAACACAAGAATCCCACGCTCCGGAATCCTGTATCTGGCGCCAGTACGGGGGTTGCGGCCCATACGGGACGCCCTGCGCTTTATACGGAACGTCCCGAAGCCGCGGATAAGAACCACGTAACCTCCAAGGCAGAAGTTGAAAATACGCCTGAACAGGTCAGGGTCATCAGTAATCTTAGATATGGCGATACGTTTCTGCATCCTGTACTCCTCCATTTGGAAATGTTGTTGAAACTGTGCAGCATAATAAAAAATTAGTCAAGACTTTTCTGGATAAATACGGGGGGCCTGTCCAATATGGGTGGGGGGACCGAGATGTGTCCGCACATATATAAGGTCTACTCTTGGGGGGGAGAGGAACGGCCCGTCCAAAACCCCTGCCCCCGCTAGCGGGGGCAGCCCCCTAGGGGGGACTCACCCCCTAATAGTAATTGTTATCATTAACGATATTAATAGTAATGGTAGTCGTTATCATTCCTGCTATTATTAGTAATGATAACTGTTTTCATTCTCATTAATACTAGTAATGATAACTGTTTTCATTCCTGATAACTAATAATAATAATGAAAACTATATTCATTACTGATAACTAATAATAATGAAAACTATATTCATTACTGATAACTAATAATAATGAAAATGATTCTCATTCCGATCCATATCAATAATAGTTATTGTTATTACGTCACCTATGGATGCCAGACAGCGTGCCATGGCGAAAAAAAGTAGAAAAAAGTAGAAAAAAGTATTGACAACGGCAGTGGATTATGAGATTCTGTATCTGTCAAGAGGGACGGGCCCTCTAGATACAAGGTGAGCATCCCGCTCACAGGGCCAAAAAAGGAGGACAAAAAGGCCGCCACTCAGTAGTCTATATATAAGGTGGGCACCCCTGGCATAGTGGATCAGTGACGAGTGCCGAGCCATAAGACGAGCTGAAAGCGCTCGCACATAGGGATGGAAAGAGCTACGGTAGCCCGTGCCCGTATGGGTAGGGTGTACCCTAGTCGGTACTTACACAGTACCATGTAAGCACACACGAGCTCCGCCGCGCCGTATAGGCTAGCGGCATCTATAGGAGTAGTGCGCCCTTATACATGTGATAGGCTAGCATGCCCGCAAGGGGTATGTGCCATCCGGTTCCTAGGGGTGCCCGTGTCCCTGTACACCTGCATACTGTGGGGCCGACTGTGAAGAAAGTAGTATAGAAGCGGACGTCCTGTGAACAATAGACAAAAACAATAAATGGAGAAAAAATGACGATTCAAAATTCCGATTTCAGCAAATTCCGTGCCAACTTCTGCAATGAGAACATCGCCGAAATGGCATGGAAGATGCAAAAAATCACGGGCAACGCGGAACGAATTTTTAAGAACTTCAGCGAAAAGTCATTGAACATCTTGGTCAATGAGTGCAAACCGGAAATCATTGCAGATATTGTTCGACTGATTAAATCGTCCCGTACAAAGTCTGCAATCGACCTCCGGAAGAAGCTGATTTTCGTCCTGTTCGGATATGACGGGAAAGAGGTCAAGGGTGATAAGGTGAAGTACCTTATCCCTAATATCAAGACCGACGATATTATGGCGGTCAAATATATCGACCGCAAAATCCTTGACCCTAGATGGAAACAGGTCAAGCAGAACATCAACGTCCAGTACAAGAAAAAACTCCCCACACAACGGGAAGTGTCCCTTGACGAAATCCTTGCGGCCATAAAGGCCGCAAACAAGGATACCGCAACCGCCATTGCTAAGGCGGTCAACGAACGCCTTGGTGAGTTCGCTAAGGCAAAAGCGGCCGCTAAGAAAACGGCCGCCTAAAGGTAAGGGCTAGGGGATAAAACCCCTAGCCCCTATTTATTGAGCCATTAATTCATACAAATTAATGGCTCAATAAATAGAGTCCCTGTATTTTTGCGCCTAAAAAATCACAGAATTAAATCCGTGTCCACGGGCGTGCCATTAATAAATACATGATTTTTCTGTGGGGAAAATTCCTGTATTTTTTGTGGGGAAAATTCCTGTATTTTTTGTGGGGAAAATTCCTGTATTTTTTGTGGGGAAAATTCCTGTATTTTTTGTGGGGAAAATTCCTGTATTTTTTGTGGGGAAAATTCCTGTATTTTTTGTGGGGAAAATTCCTGTATTTTTTGTGGGGAAAATTCACAGAATTATTGCGCCCAAAAACCGCTGTCCATGAAGTGGACAGAGGGTGGACAGAGGCAAGTGGACAAAGTGGACAGAAATCTGTCCACTTGGCCGAAAAAAAGTGGCGTGATTTCAGTACGTTACAAGGCGATTTTTTGGCCTCTGTCCACTCTGTCCAGTACGGGAAATTCAGGTATTTTTCTAAGTGGCTGAAATTCTTGTACTTTTTTATGGGTATATTATATTATTATTTTATTCTGGACAGTAATAAAAAAATATATACCCCATGTAAGGCGGTCGGACGGGACAGAAAAATAGAA